ACCAGTTCCACGAGAAACTAATCCTTTTGTTCCAAAACTACAATTACTGTTTGCAAGATCTGCTTGACCACCAGCATCACATGAAATTGCTTCATCACAACATATTGTGAATACAGAAACTAATTGAGCAAATCCACTATTAGTAACAGCAACACCAACTCCACCTTGATTATATTGAGTGAATGAGTCAACGTTCATTGCTTTCAATGATCTTGCTTGTTTTCCATCAATACGAATACCAACTCCTGTAGTTGTGTCACTTGTACAGTTCTGAACATATGGTCCTTTCCACTTACCACCACCTACGTTTTCTGCAATTTCAGTAGTAGGGAATCCAACAGCAGCTGCAGGTGCAGTATGACCACTAAATGTCATACTTGCCAACTTACATCCCTTTCTTACATGGAACAAATCTTTATTTGTTGTATTAGGAAGTACTTTTACTGATCTTTGATCATCACCTACAATAGCAACAAATGCAGGGACTTCTATTGGGTTTTGTTCAACATAATTACCTGAAAGAACTTTAATTGTTGATCCAGATTCAGCAATACCAACAGCAGCTTTAATAGTTAAAAATGCATTGTCAATAGATGTTCCATTATTTGTATCTACACCATCTTTAG